CACGCTGCTCTACCGCATACAACAACCACATAGAAACAGCGTCCCCCGCCATGAAAATGGCATTGGCCAGATCCTTCCCCTCCGTAATGCAGCCAGGAAGATCAGGCACCGTTACCGTGAAGGATCCATCATCTGCGTTGGGATGGAATACAGCAGGGTATACATATTTCGACATATAAATATCTCCTTTCATTCTGGAACTGGGGCAAGCGGGGTTATTTGATCCCCGCCTGCTCCAGAATCCCTTTGGCTGTGTGTTCGTTCACTTCATTATGCCGGGGGATTGGGATACTGATTCCAGGCTTTAGCGGGTGCTTTGCCAAATCGTGATTTCCGCCGTGGATGATAATCCAGCCGGCCTGTTTCAGCGCTTTGTCGATGTCCCTACGCTTCATGGTTCCCTCACCTCTTGATAAAAGTATAACACGTATTTTTACGTATGTCAATGATAATACGTAAAAATACGTAATTTTTTTTGAAAGGAAACCTCTTATGAGTACCGAAAAGAGCACGGAAATGATGGATAAAGGAGCTGAAAACGCTGCCGATGAGGCGTTCAGCCAGGAAGAAGCGGCGAAAGCTGGGCAAGACAGTACGGTCTATGTCCACACCTTCAAGCGCCCAATGGTTTATCAGGGGGCCACCATTGAGACGCTGGCCTTTAACTGGGGGGCTTTGACCGGGGCGGACCACCTGGCCATTGAGAACGAGCTTCTGATGCGGGGGAAGACGCTGGTCACCCCGGAATTTACCGGGGAGTTCCTGTGCGGAATGGCGATTCGGGCGTGCACGGAACGGAGCCCGGAGGGGTTCCGCGTCCTGAACATAGACGCGATGAGAGCCATGCCCATGCGGGACTTTCAGACTATCTGCAAGAAGGCCCGGGCTTTTTTGCTGCGTGCGGGGTCATAACCGGCGGGGACGGCCTGTGGCTCCGGAAGCAGTATCTGATTCTGGCCCGGAACAACCATACAGACATTTCTTATTGGCAATCCCAGCCGCTGACGGCGCTGTGTCCGTGGATCAGGGCCAATAACGCTGTCATCGAGGACGGGAAGGAGGGCGGCAATGGCCGGTAGAAAAGAATACGAGATGCTTTTCGCCCTCAACGCCCGGATGAACGGCGGGTTCTCCGGAACCTTCTCCAAGGCCCAGGCGGAGTTCTCCCGGCTGGGCAGGGAGATACAGGGATTACATAAAATTCAGGGCGACATCGCCTCCTATCAGAAGCAGCAGGGGGCGATTGACGCCACCCGGGCCAAGCTGGAGAGCCTGCAAAAGCAGCATGACCTGCTCCAAAAGGAGATCGGCGAAACCAGCGGCTCCACCGCCGGCCTGGAGCGGGAAAAGGTCAAGCTGGAACAGCGCATCAAGGACACGGAAACAGCGCTGGAGCGGCAGAATCAAAAGCTGGAGCATACCGGCGCGAAGCTGAAAGAGGCGGGCGTCGATACAAAAAACCTGGCCCAGAAAGATACAGAGCTAACCGCCAGAATCAAGGAGCTGGGCGAAATCACCAAGTTCACGGCCAAGGAGGCCGGCGACGCCATGGGCTCCGTCCTACAGCGGCAGTGTGCCAACCGCCAGACGAATCACAGGCCGGGGCTACGCCGGCGGCACCAGGAACGCGGAGCCCGGCTGGGCGATGGTGGGCGAAGAGGATCCGGAGGCACTGTTTTTCGGCGGCGGAGAGGTGGTGCTGAACGCCCGGCAGACCGCTGCCCTGCTGGCAAAGCCGGTGCCCGCGGTCTCCGCCCTGCCGGAGCCGGGGGAACGCGCCGGCAGTACCCTGCCGCCCTGGAAGGGGGCGGCCATGGGATAGCTTCCCGCAGAAAAACGCCCCGGATATTCCGGGGCGTTCTGTCAGGAGAGCTGCCGGACGAGGGCGTCCTGCAGCACCTTGGAGCAGTTGATCCCACGCTGCTCCGCCATAGCGGCCATCCAGGCGGGGAGCGACACGTTTTTCCGCACCGCGCGGGTGTCGGTCTTCGCCCGGTAGGCAATGGTATCCACGCGGATCAGTGTGAGGATATCCGACGCGCTGTGGGGGATGTCCTTCTGCGCGGCAGCCGGCGGAATGGGGAGCCCCTGCTCCTCCCAGACCACCAGACAGCCGCTCAAAGCGTCTGTAATCTGTTCAACGGCGTCTTCGACATCCCTGCCAGTGGTGGCGCAGCCGGGAATGTCGGGAACGCTGACATAGCATTTCTTTTCATTTGGAGTAATTACTGCGGTATAGGTGTAGCGCATAAACCAATACCTCCTTAGCTTCGTTCAACTTAATTTAGATTTAAATTCACTTCGTTTTACTTAATTTGTGTAGCAGTAAGGGAGCGGGAGGGTTATTTGCCCTTTTCCATTTTCTTTTTGTCGATTTTTGCTTCTCTCAGGATGTACCTCATGTCATCCTCATCGAAGTCGTGCCGTTTGACCGGAACAGTCAATTTGGTTTCTGGATTAAAAAAGATATCGTGGTTGCTGCTGTGTCTCGCAAATAGGAAACCATTGTCCTGGAGTATGTTGATTGTCTCTTTTCTCGGGTTCATAATCTTCCCTCCTGACAGTCTTATTATACACATTAATACACAATATGTCAAGAAGAAAATACACAATTTTGCGTAAAAATGGGGGTGGAGCGCGTATGAGCCAATCGGGGTGGGCGCGGCGGACAAAGGCGGAGATCGCCTTTGACGGGGTGGACATCACAGAATCCATCCAGCCCTATCTGCTGTCCCTGACCTACACGGACAACGAGGCGGATCAGGCGGATGACCTTCAAATCCAGCTTCAGGATCGGGAGGGGATCTGGCTGTCCCAGTGGCTGGAGGAGCTGATTGCCGCCTCAGACACCCCGGCCGGCGCGGCCGGGGGAAAGCGGTACCGGGTGACGCCCTCCGTGGGGCTGAATGTCCGCGCGGGCCGGGGGACTGGCGAAAAGAAGCTGGGCGCCCTGGCCTGCGGGACGGTGGTGGAGGTCTCCGGCATCCAGGACGGCTGGGCGGCCATTGCGTACGGCGGAAAGACCGCCTATGTCAGCGCCCAATATCTCAAGGAAGCGGAGGGCAGCAAGGCGGCGCCGTCCGCCTCGGACTCCGGCGGTGGGATGAAAATCCAGGCGGTGATTATCCGGGAAAACTGGGAGGGGGACGGCGGGGATCAGGTCCTGCCCTGCGGACAGTTTGAGCTGGATGCCGTTGACGCCTCCGGCCCGCCGGCGGTTGTCACTATCAAGGGCACGTCTCTCCCCTTCAGCGCGCCGGTGCGGCAGACGGCAAAGTCCAGGGCATGGGAGTCCTACACCCTGTCCGGCATTGCCAACGAGATTGCCGGGACCAACGGCATGGTTTGTATGTATGAATCAGCGGCGGACCCTTTTTATCCCCGCCTGGAGCAGCTGAAGACCAGCGACATTGACTTTTTGTCCGCCCTGTGCCGGGACGCCGGTATCTCCCTCAAGGCCACCAACCATATCTTGGTCCTGTTTGACCAGGGCGCCTATGAGGCCAAACCGCCGGTGTGGGCGGTCAAATACGGGGACGGCTCTTATCTGAAATACAAGCTCAGCTCCGGTACGGCGGACGCCCAATACCAGTCCTGCCGGGTGAGTTATGTGGACCCGGCCACCGGCCGGTGCATTTCCGGCGTGGCCAAGGTGGAGGATTACAGCGCGAAATCAAAGAATAACCAGCAGCTGGAGGTGACAGCCAAGGTGCGCTCTGCCGCCGAGGCCAAGACGCTGGCGGAAAAACGGCTGCGGCTGCACAACAAGTACGCCAAAACCGCGGTCTTTACCCTGCCGGGAAACCCCAGTCTCGCGGCGGGGGTGACGGTGACGCTGGCTGGCTTTGGCGGCTGGGACGGCAAGTACATCGTCAGCCAGGCCAGGCATATGGTGGGCGGCTCCGGCTACACCACACAGATAAGGCTGCACAGGACATTGGATGGGTATTGATGGACGGTGGAAGGCTTGTGGAACATATGGTGCGCGAGGGCAATGTGACCCACGCGGTGGTCTCGGTCAGCCTGCAGGAGTACTTGAGGGGGAGTATCAGACGATGAGCTACAAAGTTTCCGCCACAGACCTGAAGGCCATTCAGTTTAGTGAGAAGAACGAGTTAAACGCGGTTCTCCAGAACATTGCGGTGATCCTCTCCACGCCTATGGGTACCGTGCCCCTTAACCGGGACTTTGGGGTGGACTGGTCCTTTCTGGACAAGCCGGCCCCCGTGGCCAAGGCGCTGATGGTTGCCCCGGTGCGGGAGGCCATAGAGCGGTGGGAGCCCCGGGCCACCGTTTTGGGGGTTTCCTTTTCCGAGGACCCGGCCCGGCCGGGGGTATTGATCCCAACTGTGGAGGTGGATATCAGTCTTGCGTAACGCGGAATATCAATTTGTCCCCACGGACACATCAACGGTTGAGGCCCTGCTGGTGGCGCTTTACGAGCAGCTCACCAAGACTTCCATTTCCCCCGCCAGTCCGGAACGGCAGCTCATCCAGTGGGCGGCAAATGTCATCGTCCAGGAGCGGGTGCTGAGCAACTACGCGGCCAACCAGAACATTCCCAGCCGGGCGGAGGGGGAGAATCTGGACGCGCTGGCGGAGCTGTTCCTGGCCCGCGCCCGCCCGGCGGCAAAGGCAGCGGTGTGCCAAATGCGCTTCACCATCTCTGACGCCCAGGCCACGGCCATCCTGATCCCCGCCGGCACCCGCGTCACCGGCGCAGGCGGCGTCCTCACCTGGGAGACGGCGGAGGACGTCTATGTGCCAATTGGGGAGACCAGCGCGGAGGTCCAAGCCCGGTGCCAGACCGCCGGGACCGCTGGCAACGGCTATGCCGCCGGCCAGATTAACACGCTGGTGGACCTCTATGACTACTATTCGGAGTGCGCCAACATCACGCAATCGGACGGGGGCGCGGACGAGGCCACCGATGACGAGTTCTATGAGCTGCTGCGCTCCAGCATGGACGCCTACAGCTGCGCCGGGGCCCGGGGGAGCTATGACTACTATTCGGAGTGCGCCAACATCACGCAATCGGACGGGGGCGCAGACGAGGCGACGGACGAGGAATTTTACGAGCTTATGAGAGCATCCATGGACGGTTACAGCTGCGCCGGGGCCCGGGGGAGCTATGAGTATTTTGCCAAGCAGGTCAGCACGGAAATTGCCAACGTTGTGGCAAACTCCCCTACTCCCGGCGTGGTCAAGCTGTATGTGCTGATGGACGGCGGAGAGCTGGCCGGCGAGGAGATAAAAAAGGCGGTGCTGGCCGCGTGCAGCGCCGATGAGGTGCGGCCTCTGACTGACCAGGTGTTTGTAGAGGATGCGGAGCTTGTCGGCTACGACGTGTCGTTTACTTATTACACCCAGTCAGGGAGCGGTAAGAGCGCCGCAGATATCCAGGCCGCTGTGGAGGCGGCGGTGGAACGGTACAACGTCTGGCAGTGCGCCAGGCTGGGCCGGGACATCAACCCCTCTCATTTGATTGGTCTGCTCATGCAGACCGGGATCAAGCGGGTGGAGCTGAGAGCCCCGGCCTTCACCGTCCTCCGGGACGGCGGCGGCACAAAAGGGGCCCCCGCCGGAGCCCAGCAAAGCGGGGCCGATGGAGAGAAGGAAGAAGGAACGGAGCAGAGCGGAGCTTTGGCCGAAAGCCGAAGCGAAGCGGACGAAGTAGCTTCTGACGTGCCGCAGGTGGCGAGGGCCGGAACGGTTACGATTACAAACGGGGGCTATGAGGATGAATAGTCATGGTCTGACCCGCGAAAACCTTATGGCGACGCTCCCGGCCGCCTTGCAAAAAGACCCGTCCGCCGTGGCGCTGGCGCAGGCCATTGCCGAACTGCTGGCCCGGCGGAAGGAGGAAATTGACCGGCTGCTCATCTATCCGGCCATTGACCGGCTGGACGAACCGCTGCTGGACATCCTGGCCCGCGACTTCAAGGTGGACTGGTGGGACGCGGATTATAGCGTGGAGGAAAAGCGCCGGACACTGAAAGACAGCTGGCGGGTCCACAAGACGCTGGGGACCAAGGCGGCGGTGGAGACGGCGCTGTCGGCCATCTATCCAAACGCGAAGGTGTTCGAGTGGTGGGAGTACGGCGGGGAGCCGTACCGGTTCCGCCTCCAGTTGGACGCCAGCCAGGAGGACATCAACTCGGAGCGGCACCGGCGGGTGCTGCGCCGGGTGGACCTGTACAAGAGCCTGCGCTCCCACCTGGACGGCATCCAGTACATCATCCATCCGGAGGCCCCCGTGAGGGCGTTTGCGGTGCCGGCGGCGGTGGGCAGCTATATGCGGCTGGGGGTCAGCGTCCAAGTCAACGGGCGGGTGGACCGGCCCCACATTCCCATCCGGGGGTGGGCCGGGGCGCAAGGGGTAGGGCTGTACGCCAAGGTCTGCGTTCCGGTGGCCGTACACGGGACAATCGCCCGGCCCCACAGGACGCTGCCGGTACACGCGGGAGCGGCCCTGGCCGGGACCTATACAAAAATAACCACGGAGGTGACTGTAAATGGGCTGGGCTGATTCTGTTGTGACAAAGACCGGCATCTACCTGCTCAACGAATCTCTGGCGGGGTACGCCCTGACCATCCGGCACGGGGCCGGGGGCGCGGGGCTGCTGGACCCGGCGGAACTGGAGGACGCGGCGGCGCTCTCGGACCCGAAGCAGACCTTTTCCATCTGCGGTGTGGAGAATGTGGAGGGCGGCAAGCGGGTGAGAATCCAGATCACCAACCGGGATGTGGAGGAGGCCTACATCCTCCACCAGATCGGGGTGTTCGCCCGGCTGGACTATCAGGAGGAGGATTCCCTGCTGTTCCTCATGCAGGACAGCCGGGGGGTGCAGATCCCCTCCCGGGAAGAGAACCCAGAGTTTTTGCTGGAGATCTACGCTATCCTGGCAATCAACAACGCTGCGGACATCCGGGTCAACATCGACGCCAGTACCGTTGTGTCGGAAGGATTTCTCCGGGAGACACTGGAGACCCACAATATGGACGAGGGGGCTCACCCGGGGCTGCGGGAGGAGGTGGAGCAGGTCCGAGAGACGGCGCAGGCGGCCCGGGAGGCGGTAAAGGAGCTGGCCGAAGGGGGCCTGCCGCTGCTGGTCATCGGAGAAACCGAGCCGGAAAAGGGGGCGGTATTTTGGTTTGACACCCGGGCGAGGCGGCCGGAAATCATTGAACTACAGTTGGGAGGTGAGGGCGATGAGACGCCGGTGACAGCGGAGATTGACGGGCGGGCTCACCCGGTAACCAACGCGGCGCCCACGGGCGCGGAGGAAGATGAGATCTACGAGATCGAAATCACAGACTAGGAGGAAAACAGTATGCCGAACCTTGCGAAGAAAGCGATCCTGCGGGCCAAGGTGGCGGGTGTGCTCACCGACCTGATGGTACAGACCAACGCGGAGAACGTCCGGGTGGAGGACACCACCCTGTCCGCCAAGCTGGCGGAGCTGTTGGCCGCGGTAGAGACCCGGCCCACCGGCGAGGATATGGACACCGCTATCTCCCAGGCCATCTCCGGCCTGATCAACGGCGCGCCGGAGACTTATGACACCCTGAAGGAGATTGCGGACTACATTGCCGCCCACCAGGAGGCGGCAGACGCCCTCAACGCCGCCATCGGCGGCAAGGCAGACGCCGCCGACCTCACCGCCGCCGTGGCCCGTATCGCTGCCCTGGAGGCCAAAAAGGTGGCGGAAGCTGACCTGGCCGACGACCTCAAGGCCAAGGTCAACGCCGCCGCCCAGGGCAACCACAGCCACGAGAACAAAACCGTCCTGGACGGCATCACCGCGGAGAAGACCGCCGCCTGGGACGGCAAGAGCAAGATCCATTACGCTGCCGCCGAGCCCGCAGACCTGGCCGAGGGCGATCTGTGGGTGCAGCTGACTGAGGGATAAGGAGGCGGACATGGCAATCCGTGAATACAATGGCGTGCTGTCCTACAAGGACAAAACCGGGGATACCCATTTACTTTACCCTGTGACCAAAAAGGACTGTGTGGACGGCCTGGAGGAGATGGACGCCGCCATCCAGGCCGCCAGGGAGACACAGCGCCAGTTGGATGCCCATGCCGCCAACAGGGCAAACCCCCATGGCGTGACTGCGGAGCAGATCCCCTATGGTGCTGGTGGCAGTGTGGCGTCTGCGCTCCAGGCAGCGGCATCTCATACGCATACCACCGCCGATATCTCAAACTTTCCGGGGGCGCTCCCCGCCAGCGATGTCTATCCTTGGGCAAAGGCGGCTGCGAAACCGTCCTATTCCTGGGAGGAAATCTATAACCGTCCCGCCACGCTCCCGGCCAGCGGCGGCAATGCGGACACTGTGGGCGGTTATGATATCAATGGGATTATCAATTCCGCGGTTTCCTTGGGATGCAGAATTGTTACTGGGAGTTACGTCGGGGATGGAACTGCTTCCAAAACAGTTACCTTCGGCGTAGCTGCCAAGATTGTGGTGATAAGCGCGCCAAATCCGAAACTTGGCTCTACAGGGTCGTCCGGCGATTCAGACATGATGGTTTTTGTGAGAGGAATCTCGTCATTTTCGATTGGCGGAGAAATAAACAAAGATTATGGGGCCGGCGCTTCGGTATCCTGGTCGAGCACTGGGCTGACAATGACGTCATACGGCGGCAGCAGCGCATACGCTTACCTAGAGATTTTAAATATTGCCGGCACAACCTATTACTGGGCCGCGCTTATTTAGACGGGGGGATTTGTCGTGCTTATTGTTGAGATCAAAGCGCTGCCCAATGGTGCGCACAGCAACCAGACCATTGACTCGCTGCCGGAGATACCGGAAGGCTGGGCTGTCATCCCGGCCCATTTAGAGGATAGGGCGATGGGGTATCTCCCCTTCATCAACCTTGTTTTCCATGACGGTGAAATCGTTGATGTGGAACAGGGAGAAGTGCCGGAGGCTGTCCCGGAGGCCCTTCCGCGTTATACCACCGAGCAGCTGATCCGGCAGGAAATAACGGACTTAGAGCTATCAGGCATTGAGCAGGGACAGGCCATAACAGACCTGGAGCTGATGATTTTGGAGGGATACGCCAATGTTTGAGAAAATCAGAGAGCGATACCAAAGGGGCTACATAAGGGATGACCAGCTTGCGCGATATGTGAGCCTGGGCGTCATTACCCAGGCCCAGGCCGACGAGATCAAGGGAACAGTACAGTAACCCAACGGGCGGAGGCCCGAATTAAATAGAAAGAAGGACAACAACATGAAATTTCTGACCAAAAACCTGTGGACTATTTTCGAGGTAGCCCGGGAGGAGCGCACTGACGGCGACAGCTTTGTGGGCGACATGAGCGTGGCGGACGACCTGTTCCTGGCCGGTCTGATTGGTAAAAAGGACTGTAACTACCAGTGCCTGGACGGGCTGGACAAGCCCGCCCTGCTGGCGCAGTGGGAGGGGGAGGACAAGCCTGCCGCCAAGGCAGAGTACCGGGCCCTGGTCATCGGCGACCCGGACCACAGATCGGCGGACCGGTATAAGGAGCTGTGCGCGGCCTTCACCATGGGCGACCGGCGGGGCTTCGAGCTTACGGTAAAAAGCGGCCTGGAGGCCCTAAAGGCGTAAGAAAAGCCGCCCCGGAGGGCGGCGAAATTTGACAAAACGCGGCGTGTAATGGTATGATAGACAGGCCCCCGAAAGAGGGCAGGGCGCTGCACAAACGGCTGGCGGTTAGTCACACCTTCCGAGAGGGGGTGAGGCCATGCGGATTACGTTACATATCGGGCGGTTTACCGTCACGATTATCGTAAAAAGCAGAAACCGCCACCCCGGCAGGTGACGGTTTCTATGGAATAGAAGTCTAAGCTTGTAGGGCTAACCGCTTGCCGCAGCGCCCTTTCTGTCTTTATTATACGTATGCGCCCCCGTTTTGTCAAGCTGACGGAACGGAGGTTTTTTATTTGCCGAACATCGACAAGAGCTGCCTGTGCCACCCGGAGAACTACACCCAGGGGCGCAGGGAGCCCATTACTTATCTGGTGATCCACTATGTAGGGGCGCTGGGCAATGCTAAAGAGAACGCCCAGTACTACGGCAGCAGGGGCGGTATCGGGGCCAGCGCCCACTATTTTGTGGACCACGGCCCGGGCGCGTCTGTCTGGCAGAGTGTGCCGGAGAGCCACACCGCCTGGCACTGCGGACGCAGCGACGGGAAATACAAGCACCCCAAATGCCGCAACGCTAACAGCATCGGCATTGAGATGTGCTGCCACAAGGATAAGTCCGGGGCGTGGTATTTTGACCCGGAGACCGTGGATCGGACAGTAGAGCTGGCGCTGGATATTATGGAGCGGTATCACATCCCGGTGAGCAATGTACTGCGGCACTATGACGTGACCGGTAAAGTCTGCCCCGCTCCCTTTGTGGAGGACGCCCGGGCGTGGCTGAGATACAAACAGAGATTGGAGGCAGGTCCGATGACAGAGGAAAAGGTACAGGCCATTGCGG